TCTTACATAAAGCATGAGCGACTAGCTCATACATTACACTATACAGAATATACACAATCACACTATATGATATATATGCACGATCTAGACACCAGAGTCTTTTGTTTTGTGATAAGTGTGGGTGGCTGTGGTGGTGGTGGTGGTGGTGGTTTTGCAGACTATTGACATAAGGTTTTACCTGTGCTAATATACATAATGCTGAGTAATATCAATAACTTAACTGATTAATACAACTGTATTAGTCATAGGAAAAAGAGAAACAAATGTTTAATCACGGGCAGCAAGAGATTTGGCGCAAGCTAACGGAAGAAGAAATCCATTACCCTTCAAAAAATTCTGGTGTTGAAAGTAATCGCCCACGAGTGGCGGTTGTAATTGATCACAACGGCGATGTCCTTCTGTGGAAGGATGCGCCATACTATCGTGGTCGTGGTCGTGGTAAAGGCAAGCGTACTGTTTAATACAGCTGTATTAATGAAAGGAAACGTCATGAGTGAATACGGATGGATGGCATTAGAGTTAGGTGAACCCAATCATGTTGTGATGGGTCCGTCTGATTTATCGCCCGACATTGAAGAACGTCTTCGCAATGGTGAAGGAGAGAAGTTTCTCCTCATGTGTGGCGACAACAAGATAATGGCAAAGGGCCGCATCATTACGTTAGATGATGATCCAGCGTCGATGACTGAGGTTGGCTTTGCGCCATTGGATGACTATGGTGAGCCAAGTTTGGGTGCCGCTGGCATCAAGTATCGGTCAGGTAAAACTGGCAAATACGAGTACCTTTAATTTGCACTGCAAAAAACGTGGGAGTTGAGAAGATGACCAAGCGGTGGAACATCGACGGTAGCAAGGAGCGCACTCGTCGCCATGTCAATCTAAAAATTCGACACAACTGGAGTCGAGGTCGGTATGGATTTGACATTAAGTCAAATGGTTTGACAGTATCTATAATTTGGATAGGGGAACAGCGGAGGGCCGATGGGTTACCAGAACAAGTAGAGATTGCTTGCTTTGACACAAACACTGATCCAGTTATGGTGTGGCGCACTAGCGAAGTCTGGGATGAATTTCTTCCGTGGGGAAAGGATTGTCAACCATTAGATGTGGATGTTATACAATATGTAGACGTAGACTCGTTGCCATTGTATTTGGATGAAGCTAGAAAATGGACAAGGAATTGAGGAACAAGTCATGATTATCTATGATGGTCCATCCCTGTTGGATGGTGAACCAATCGTTGTGGTGGCTACAGGCTACAAAAAGTCATCCAGCAATGACAAAACAGGCGACATGATACAAACGTGGATAATAATGCGAGACCATGATCCACGGGTAGCCAACAAGACAGGTGCTGACTTCAGCATATGCGGTAACTGTCGCCATCGTGGTGTAGCGCATGATGATCCAGACAAACCTCTTGCCAAGTACAGAACGTGCTATGTCACGATCTATCAGGCACCGTTGAATGTCTGGAAAAGTTACCATAGAGGCATCTATGACCATGCCAAGGGGCATAACGCTATCGCTGCGCTTGGTGAGGGTAGAATGGTGCGGCTAGGTTCATACGGTGACCCTGCTGCTGTACCCGCCTATGTGTGGGATAGTCTGTTGTCCAAGGCCAGTGGTCATACTGGCTACAGTCATCAGCAAGATATACCTACAAGTTCATTCGATGCCAGCATGGTGATGGTGTCGGCTGATACTCTGCAAGAAGCAGAGCAAGCGTGGGCAAAGAAGCAGCGCACGTTTCGTGTAATTAAAACTCTTGATGAACTAGTCAAGGGTAAGGAAATATCTTGTCCTGCCAGCAAGGAAGCAGGGTATCGCACAAATTGTAGTAACTGTGGTTTGTGTGCAGGTGCTACTGTAGCGGCCAAGTCTATCGCTATAGTGGCGCATGGCAATGGTGCCAAGTACGCTTAATACAACTGTATTAATGAGGAGAACTAAAATGTCGAATGACTATTCAGTGGTGTTAGTCATAACGAAAGATGACAAATCTCTACGACCAGAGGACCGTAAGGATTGGTATGCTGTCGTGCATCAGGGAAAGTTCATAGATGATTGTCTCTATGATAGCTACGCTGATGCCTGTGACAATGCAAATGCACTAGGAGAATTAGATGGCATATAGCAAGAGCAAAACTAGACGTAAGTTAAGCCTGTTACCACGCAGCAAGTTTGCAAGATCGTTAGCGTGGCGACGGTTTCAACAGAAGAAAGTACCTAGTGGTAAAGTGTACAAGCGTGTAAGTAAAACTCAAATACTCAATGAAGAGGAGAACTAATTATGTATACATTCAAAGTAACCATTCGCAAGAACCTTCGTTCACCAAAGTATCGCACCGTGTTGGGTGTGAACACGTTGAACAACGGCTGGCGTGTTGATGTTCCATACGTAAGTGTGGCAGCATTTAGGCCAAACAGTGGCAGAGAAACCATTCGTTCAAAGAAGAGTGGTTTGCGAGCCATCTATGAAAACAATCGTAGGGGTGTTACACGGGTATATCACCTAGTTTAATACAACTGTATTAGTTGGCTGGTCTGGTGTTGCTGGGCCAGCTAACTAGGAGGTGACTATGTACAAGAAAACCAATCGATCAACCAACCCATCGAAATCAAGTTTGCTGGTGAGGGAGATAGAGTTTGCTGACCTAAAGAAAGAACTGATGGAGGAAATTCTCAAAGAACTTCCCTACTACAAGAAGGCTGAAGCTATAAAGATAAACGACTTTGTGCTTGGCTTTTGTTGGGCAGCAGCGATGGGTCTGGTCGCTTCTATATTTATTTTATGAGGAGGAGAGGATGATTGAACTAAACAATGCAGTGGAAGTCCTTATGGATATTCAGGTGCAAAATATGGAGCTAAGAAAACTTTTGAAGTCAGCAAGGGCAGAGTTGTGGTACGCATACAACAGTGGTAGTAGTCGTCCTTTGCTGACAATAATAGATAAAATAGATACTGCATTGGAGGATGTGGATGTCGAATAAACTTAAATCAGTGGAAGCAGAGATGTTGAAAGGAGAATTAATTACATACCAAGAATTTCTTGAACGTAAGGTAGAGCAATGCATCACACTATGGAGGTATGGCAAAAATACAACAGAACAATTTAAAATCAGTATGCTACGATTGGGATATGACGAGGAAGTTGTACAGGAAAGTTTGGATGACTATTTTAACACTTGACAATTGTGTCGGCACCTGTATAATGTGTTCTTACACACAAACCACACATAGACTATGTTCTTTAATATAGTATATGTAAAACATATATAAAGGAGACAGAAAGTGATTAGCAAGAAAGCTACATCTGGTACGGCAGATGAGTTTGTGAACAGGAGGGCAGAGGAAAAGCACTTGAGAAGGAAGCAAGCTAAGTCCAAGACGCAACTGCGAAAGCAGCAGCGCAAGAAGAAGAGGGAAAAGTATTATGCTTGATATTAGTTTGAACGCCTTAACTGCGTTAACACAAATAGTGATGGGTCTAGTGGTGGTAAACCCTATGCATACAGGTGACCCTATTGATTTACATGAGGAGTTATATTGTTTGGCTATTAACTCGTACCATGAGGCTCGTGGGGCATCGTTTGATGACAAAATAGCTACGGCACAGGTGGTTATGAATAGAGTTGCGTCCATGAAATATCCAGAGGATGTCTGTGAAGTAATTACAGAAGGTCCAGTGCGAGAGTCATGGAAAACAAAACAATACCCTGATCTGGACTATGGTGATCGTGTCTTTTACCCTGTAAAGCATAGATGCCAGTTCTCGTGGTACTGTGATGGACGTAGTGATGCTGTATATAACCTTGATGGGTGGGAGGACAGCGTGATAGCTGCCTTTCTTGTGTATACAGGGTTTGGTGAGGACATAGTAGATGGAGCTACCCATTACTATGCACACGATAAAGTCAATCCATCGTGGGCTAAGAGCATGACAGTTACCGTCAAGCTAAAGGGTCACACATATTTAAGGGAGGACTAAATAGTAGTCATGCAGTATGAAGTCACGGTAACCCAGTGTAATATATTTACAATAGACGATGAGGATCAGGATGTAAAAGAGTATCTAAAAGGAGGTGGTTCTATCAGAGAGTACGTAGCGGAGCATTGTATATGGGAAGAAAGTTTAGGTACATATTATTTTCAAATAGATGTAGAGGAAAAGGATTAAGCCCTGCCAGTGGCTCCCGACTACTCTCAAGGCGTGAGGTGGCGTGAAGAAATCGGGTAACTGGCACCTTTTAACATTAAAGGAGAACTAAAATGATGTATCATGTAGGAGTTGATGTGCATGACTACCATGTACACACACATGGCAGAAAAGAGGTTGCCCTGTACGATGAGGATTGGGTGACTGCGACAGAGTACGCTATGAATATGGTAAGAGAGCAGCATCCCAATGCGGACATTGAATTAGCATATGTAAAGGAGTACAATGCACGTTACATGCTCCCTATGAGTACAAAGGTTTTGTACACTAGTGAATTTAGTTGTTGACATCTAAGATCAGTCTGTGGTATAACTTAATCATCAATCAAAGGAGATTATAAATGTTAGACACATTCGCACTACCAAAAGAACTTGACTTTACTCCTATCCTTATGCCCATTGAGCATGATGGGGTAAGGTTACCTACTTCTATCGGACAGAAGATTGTTCGTGATGACACTAATCAAGTGTTGGGTATAGTCAAGTCTCGCTATACTCCACAACCATACAATGCCCTGTGGGAACCTCTTGTTGAGGGTCTGGAAGGGTCGGGTCTTGATCTTGACGATGCAGAGATCAAGTGGAGTACCATGAACAATGGTGCTCGTATGCTTGCTGATATTACTTTGAAGTCCTATAATTATGATCGTATTGTGGGCGAGAAGACCGCCCTTCAAATGCGAGTTCGTAATAGTGTAGATGGGTCTTTGAAGTATGACGTATCTGCCTTTATCAAACGGCTATGGTGTTCCAATGGTCAAGCTAGAATAGCAGAAAATACTTCTGTGGTATTTAAGCACACGATTAGCACAGAGCCAGAAAAGATAGGGCAGGTTGCCGCTACATGGCCTATGATTTTAGAGGATGATGCTCACCTCTTTAATCACATGCGGCGAGTGCCTATGGAGCGAGACACAGTGCAGAACTTTATGACTACAAATCTGTGTCTGACCAAGACCAAGACTAAGGTCAAGGTTAACGAGAAGTGGTTGGGCCGTATGATGGGGCTGTGGGATACTTACAGTACTCAGATTGGGCGAAATGGGTATGCATTTTATAATGCACTTACTCATTACGGTACGCACGTTGATAGTAACAGCCTACGGGGGGCTGAAGTTGGTAACGTGCAATTGCGGCAAGAGCAGAACGTACAAGCCTTGGTGCGGGGTGATGCGTTTAAGAAGCTCATTCGATATGATGACTTTGAGCAGCGACTAGCTGCATAGTCTTGCCGTAAAGTATGGCAGGTGTGTAGGTTTAGTTCTCCCCTATGCACCTGCCATTACTATTTGAAAGGATGTATAAATGTATGACAACAAAAGCTATTACTCCTATCTACGGAATAAAAGAGTATCTATAACAAAACTAGAGCAGTTGATTACTAGATACGCTATTTGTATTCTATCCCTGCTTCTTATTCTTGTAGTTCTTAACTGATGAATGGCACTGGCATAGCTGGAGCACAGGACTATGTGCCTACAGACAAAGGAGAATGGAGGTGTGCTACTTGTGGTAAAACATTTTATGAAGAAGCTTCTGCACTCGCATGGGGTAGTCCGAATGGATTGCAACAGCAGTGTAAACAATGCTACAATGAACGTAATACATACACACAAAGGGAGTGGGACCGCACTGTAGGATACGGCGAAGTTCCAGATGAATATAAGGAGAACAAGTAATGAACCTGTTTAGATTACATAATGATCCAAAGCTGGCTGCACAGTCGCATTGCGACAAGCATGTGGTCAAGATGATCTTGGAAACTGCACAGATGCTATCAACTGCGTGGCGCATGACAGATAGTGACAGTGAGTATGCGGATGAGCACGGCATGTACAAGTCGGCACACAAGAACCATCCATCTACCGTGTGGGTACGGCATGGTATCCTAAACTATATTTGGACACGCAGATTGTTTGGTCATCTATGTCAAGAGTACACTCATAGATATGGAAAGCATCATGCGAGTGAGAGATTACATAAAGCTTTTGTTGACGATGTTCCATACCAAACAAGTATTGTAAAGTTTCCAATATCCTTTCCTCAGTGTATGCCTGACCAGTACAAAGTAGAAGATGATCCTGTTCAAGCCTACCGTAATTATTATAAAGGAGAGAAGTCATACTTCGCTAAGTGGGACAGGGGCAGGGCTGCTCCTGAGTGGTGGTAGAATGCTGCCTAATTCGGCAGACTTGGCACAGTTAGCTGCTCTTAAATTAGAGTTAGAAAGATTGGAAATTGTAACTAAGGATAAAGAAGACATAGAATACCAGATAGTGACTAGATGGCTTCGTAATAGAGTACGGCAGATTGAAAGGAGGTAGTTATGTTAAGAGCTTTGCCAGAGGAATTTACTATAAGATCATCCGATAGTGATGGTCTTGGATTATTTGCAAGTAGGGACATTGTTATCTTTCCTGTTGCTATCTCTCACATACACCATCCATTTATTGGGTGGCTTCGCACCGCTGTAGGTGCATTTATTAATCACAGTAATGCCCCTAACTGTGTGGTGTATGAGCACTCTACTACCGTTAATTCTAAGGTAGCTATTGAAAACTATAACTTGGATAGATATCTACTTGGTTCTAGGTATAGTAGTTCAGAGGGAATTGAGATTAAGGTGCGTTACTTGCTACAGAATGCTCCCATAAACGAGGGAGATGAACTTACAATTAAATATGAGGATGTTTTATATCATGGACTTGGCCCTGTTGACTATCCCCGACTTTCTAAGACGCAAGAAGAAGAGGGGCAGACCCAGAAAGACCTTGAACTTGTTGGATATGCCATCTGATATACAGGTTACCAACAAGTGGAATGAATGGGATAAAGTTAAGCAAGAAAAGTATGGAACTAGATATGATATACTTCTTAAAGATGAGGCACCCAGAATAGGAAGTGGGTTGAGGATTGTATATGTAAAGGAGGGACGTAAGTGGGCATACATGACTAGCCATCCGGGTGATCCTCATAAAAGAGAAGGTAAGGTAGTTAAGAAACTTAGACTAAAGAAATGGAATGAATTGAAATCTTCCCATGAACTATACTTGCAAAGGAACAATCCCGATGAAGTTGCAAAAAAACTCAGTCGCAGACGTTATAGAAGAGTATCAAAAGACACCTGAATTTAGTGTCAAGATACGCTCTGAAAAAACAAGGCAGCAATACATATATCAATTACAGAGGTTGTGTAGTATAATCTTGGAAGAAAAAACTGTAGGAGACATGCTGATACAGGATTTATCTGTGGCTAAGTGTCAGCACATCTATTGGGCCATAATAAATGGGGCTGAAGAAGGTAAAGGAGAACGCTTTGCTAATTACACGCTACAGGTTGTCACTCGTGCATGGAATGTACTTATAAAATATGACATGATTGACAAAAATCCTTGGTCTTTTGTTGAAAGGAGTAAACCAGCACCTAGAAACACTGTTTGGCGAACAGAAAACTTTACTGCGTTTCTAAAGACAGCCTTTAGTCAACCTAGATGGAGGAATGTGGGACTGCTAGTGAGAATTAACGTGGAGTTGGGCCAACGCATTGAAGATATACGCCTTTCCGAATGGGACAATTATGATTTAAAGGAAAAACTATATACAAGGGAGGTTATACTTAAAACTAATGAACGTATAGCAGGTATACCTTTATCGGATGCTCTTGTGCAAATGATTGCAGAACAGAAGGACGTATATGACTTTCAAAAATGGGTTGTTCCTAATCCACTTACGCTGGAGCCTTACACTGAAAAGGGTATTGCTCGTACCTTTAGGAAGATCAGGGCTGCTGCTGGACTACCTTCTAGGTTACAGCTACGTGACATTCGTAGGACTGTGTTAACAGACCTAGCTAATCACGGGGCTACCGATACAGAGATCATGGCCTATAGTGGTCACAAGAGTAGAGATAGCTTGATGCCCTATGTACGTATAAGCACACAACAGGCTCGTAACGCAGCAGAAAAGAGACAGTTTAGTTTAGGAGAGGACGATGAATGGAAACAGTTTAAACGTAGCTTCATGACAACAGAGGAACTACTAAATGAAATTAAATTTAAGGAGGAATAGTGATGCCACTGGATGACGAGGAATTTATTGTTGAGAAAGTATATACTCAACTTGAACATGCGTGGGGGGATATGGACGTATACTTTCTTCGTCATGCTAAAAAAGATAGTAAATTAAAATTAAAAATCTTCTCTACTGATGGCATTAGTAAAAGAATTACAATAGAAAAGGTTTAAACATGAAGGAGACAGATAATAAGATGAAATGGCCTAAAGTAACCCCATCATATGGGGCAAGTTGGTACTTGAAGTGGATAGCTACAATCGTAATACTAATCGGGGCAGTATTAAACTCACTTGAGATAGCCCCCATAAACTTTTATTTCATGTTAACTGGAACAGGTCTTTGGTTTATCGTAGGCATGTTATGGTTTGATCGTGCCTTAATCACACTAAATGCAGTTATATTTGTTATATACTTTATTGGAATTGTATTACATTATTCATATAGGTAAAACATGAACATACAAAATTACATCCAATCTTTGGATTTACAAATTGAAGAAAGTCATAGAGGAGACTGTCCAATATGTAATGGAAAGAATACATTTACTGTAACTAAAACAACTGACAACATTCTTTATAACTGTTATAAGGCAGGGTGCAGTATACAAGGGCGTTCTGGGTATCTTTATACAATAAAAGATGCCCTACTTAAAAACAAAAAGGAGGATCACAGAACAGAAACATTCTCTCTGCCCACACACATTACACCTAGCAGAGATCGTATAGACCCTTGGACAAAGAGATATGGCATAAAGGGAGTTGACCTACTTTATGACGTAAAAGAAAATAGAATAGTGTTTCCTGTTGTACACGATAACAGAATTGTAGATGCCACGGGAAGAGCAATAGATAAAAGGCAAAACCCTAAATGGAAAAGGTATGGTAGTAATGGTCATGCTTACGTATCCGGCAAAGGTCCAGTGGCAGTGGTGGTGGAGGACTGCATATCCGCTGCTGTAGTTCCTACAATCAATTCATCTCTTACAGGTTTTGCATTGATGGGAACCTCCCTTTTGGATGTACATATGGAACAACTTGAAGATTATAATAAAATTATAGTAGCTCTTGATCCTGACGCAGTACAAAAGACATTTAAGTTTACAGGGATATTGAGAAGCCGCCTGTATGTTACGATATGTGCTATGAAACTAATGGACGACTTGAAATACAGGAGAATAGATGATATTATGAACTTGAAATCTTATATAGGTTAGGAGAAATAAATGGAACTGGCACTGTTACGCACATTGATGAATAGAGAATTTTATAATGGAAACAAAAATATAGCAAAGGAAAGAATATTTAGGAGCAAGGAAACTCGTAGTATCAAGCATGTTTTGGATGAGGCTATGTCGGACTATGAGAATGACATTGGACCTTCAGATGTAGAGGCATTGTTCTTTACTCAAAATCCTACGCTTACTACGGCACAAAGAGACATATATCAAAGTATTTTTGGCAAGATAGAGAACGCTGATCCTCTCAATGAGGACGTAGCACAGAATGTATTGCGAGAACTAAACAGAGAAGACGCTGCCAATGAACTAATGGACATAGCATTTAAAATGTCCAACGGTGAGGTAACATCTCTACATAAAATAGTTCAGTTTACAGAGAGGCGTGAGGAGGATTTCATGCCAGCACTTAAAGTGTACTTTGAGAAAATGGATATTGATTCACTGCTAGAAAAAAATGAGTTACAATTTAAGTGGAAGTTTAATATACCTACAGTGGCACAGCTAGTGCCGGGAGTGAATGCAGGTCAGATAGTGGTGGGGGCTGCTCGTCCAAACACGGGTAAGACTAGTAGCCATGCTTACCTTTGTGCAGGTCCGGGAGGATTTGCTCATCAAGGAGCAAAGATTATGGTTCTTGCTAATGAAGAAGCCACAAGTAGAGTATCTTCCCGTTATCTCACTGCTGCCTGTGGTATGACCATAAAGGAGATTGTTAAGAACAAACATCGTGCAGAGGAATTGTTTGGTCCTATCAAAGACAATCTTAAAATCACCGATGCTACAGGGTGGGACTTGGATCGTGTAGAACGAGCAGTCAAGGCATATGAACCAGACATTGTGATTGCTGACATGGCTGACAAGTTTCAGCCAGAAGGTAAGTACACTGCTCACCATGAACAACTCAAGGCTGCGTATATTCGTTTTAGAATTATAGCCAAGCAGTATAATTGTGTTTTGTTTGCCATGTCTCAACTGTCTGCTGAAGCAGAGGGCAAGGTGTTTGTAAACATGAGTATGTTGGAGGGCAGTCGCACGGGTAAAGCAAGTGAAGCAGATGTGCTGTTTTGTATAACTAAAACACCTATGGTAGAGGGTCAGCAAGAAGAAGAAAGTCCAGAGAGACATTGGCTAGTTCTTAAAAATAAATTGACAGGTAAGCATGGTCGTGTTATAACAATGCTTGACCCAGAAACGGCTACATATAGTGCATAGGAAATGTTATGAAATTAACCATAGATGTAGAGAACACGGTATCTAAATTACCATCAGGTAAGACCCTTCTTGATCCTTTTACGGAGGGCAATAAGCTTGTCTTGGTATGCACTAGAACAGACAAAGGTGAGGAATCATCTTTTTGGTTTGGTCACTCTACTCATAGCACACGCAATGCAAAAGAACTTTTACAAGCACAGCTAGATCAGGCTACGGTATTAATATGTCATAATGCACAGCATGAGTTGATATGGCTGTGGGAAACAGGCTTTGTTTATGATGGTGCTGTATTTGATACCATGTTGGTTGAGTATTTGTTTCAACGAGCAATCAAACAGCCTTTATCTCTACAGGCAGTAGCAGAGAGATATGAACTTGAGAACCAGAAGCTTGATACTCTTACGGAAAGCTTTAAGCAAGGTCTATCTGTAGATGAGATAGATGGAGATGAGCTAGAAAAATATTGCTTGGTAGATGTACGAGCTACACAAGAATTATCGGACAGTTTACGTCAAAAGATGTTTACAAATGAATATTCTCCTCTTCAAAATATAATTACATTGACAAATGATCTATGCGTTTTGTTATCCAAGATTTACTACAGAGGTTTTTCTGTAAATGCAGAAGAACTAGCAGATGTTAAGCTAGAATTTGAAGCAGAACGAAAAGAAATGCAGGATTCTTTAAATAAACAAGTTTATGAACTCATGGGGGATACTCCAATTAATCTGGCCTCTCCAGAGCAATTGAGTATGGTTATTTATAGTCGCAAACCTAAAGACAAACCTACATGGTCTAGTAATTTCACTAAGTACATGAAGAAAGCGGACTTTGATTTGGCTGTGAAAGAAAATTCACAGTATGTATACAGAACCACAGCCGTTCAATGTAAAAATTGTTTTGGTAGGGGGTACAATCTTGCGATAAAGAAAGATGGCACGGTAGGTAAGGCACGTAGAATTTGTAAAGAATGTAACAAGGAAGGAATACTGTACATTCCTAACAAAAAGATTGCTGGTCTTAAATTTTCTGCTCCATCTGCTGCTTGGGTAGCAAATCATGGGTTTAGTACCAGCAAGACTAACATTGAAATGCTAGAGGAAGCTGCAAAGCGTAAAAACCTTACTGAAGCAGAGAGTTTTTTGCATAAAGTAAGGAGATTGTCTGCTTTAGATACCTATCTTTCATCTTTTGTGGATGGTATCCAAACCTTCATGAAATCTGACCATAAATTGCATGTACGGTTGGTGCAACATAGAACATCAACTGGACGTTTGGCTTCAGATTCTCCAAACTTACAGAATATGCCTCGTGGTGGTACATTTCCAATAAAAAGAGTGTTTCGTTCTCGTTGGCCGGAAGGAAAAATAGTAGAGGCAGACTTTGCTCAACTTGAATTTAGAGCCGCCGCTTTTCTTGGAGATGATGAAGTGGCACGGGAAGAGATAGACACAGGTTTTGATGTTCATAGCTACACAGCAGAAGTGATTAGCAATTCTGGTCAGCCCATTACACGGCAGGAAGCAAAGGCACATACCTTTGCTCCGCTATTTGGTGCTACGGGATTTGGCAGAACAAGTGCAGAGGCAGCATATTACCAACAGTTCACGGATAAATACTATGGTATAGCTAAATGGCACACAAAATTAGCCAATGAAGTTATGTCTACGGGCATGGTCACTACGCCTACTGGTAGACAGTTTGCTTTTCCTGATGCTGAACGAAGGTCAGGAGGAACCATAACGCATTTCACTGCTGTTAAAAACTATCCTGTACAGTCTATATCAACAGACATAGTACAGATGACTTTACTATTGGTAGAGGATGAAATGCGACAAAGAAATCTAAAAAGTATGATAGTTAACAGTGTACATGATAGTATAGTTATAGATACATACCCAAGTGAGGAGCAGCAAGTCATAGGCTGTATCACAGAAGTAGAAAAAACTTTAAGAAGTGGGCTTCTTAACAAGTTGGAGGTAGATTTCGATGTTCCTCTGATAATGGAATGCAAAATAGGAGAAAATTGGATGGAATTAGAACAATACGCTTGACAATGTTTTGTGACCATGTATAATGGGGCAATCTTTTTTTTTTCAGAAAGGAATAATTATATGGAAACAGATTTAGTTACTATGGACAATACCAACTATGACATGATTGCGTCTATCATGGGTATAGAAAATACAGATAATAGGCCGACACGATCTGAGGACGCTTTATGCCGTCTTCGTATCTGGAATAAGCCTGTTATGGGAACAATTGAAAAGGGCGGTAAGAAACGTCAAATGGAAGTGGTGCCGGGAGGCACATATCGCTTTGATCATGGTGGTTCCTATCGCTTAGATCAAGGAACGGGAAATTATCTTTATTGCGAAAGTATTAAACTTCGTCCCTTCTTGCAGCGGTTTAGGTATAACCGTTGGTTGCCGTATCAGACACCAGATAAAGATGGTCGAAAGGGAAAGTATGTAAAATCTGCATTCACCCATGATTACAAAACATTTAGTTCATCAGATTTAATTGATGAGTCTGGAGGTTTTAATTGTGGTAGACCGTCAGGTTTTATTCAAGATTGGAAGTCTGTTCCAGAAGCTACACGAAATCTCATAACATCAGTGAGGCGGGTCAGAGCCATCTTTGGTACGGTAACTTTGGAAGAGGGTGAAGCTCTTAACGATGCAGGAGAGGCGGTTCCAGTTGATGGCACTCCAATTCCTGTAATCTGGGAGATTGAAAACAATACTGCTTTCAAGATCATGGGAGAGGCTTTGGCAAAGTATCGTGATGCGGGACGACTGTTTCCTCAACACCATATTTCTTTGTCTACTGATGGTGCTCCTATGTCTAACGGAAACATGTTGTATCAACCTGTATACAATGTTGAGCTAACTAAGGAAGTTAAGCTTCAGCCAGAAGACAATGAGGCTCTCATGAAGTTTCAATCTTGGGTTAACAAGTATAATAAGTACATACAAGAAGCATATGATAAAAATGCCAACAGTAACCCTTTGTCAGATGAAGAAACAGATGTGATTGATGGTTTCATCACTGTAGAAAGCGACTAGAAATGGAGCACCCTGCAGAACTTCTCGTTCATTCGTACCTTGACGATGCTCGTCAGGGGTTATCTACAATGTCTGAGGAAAATATACAGGGCATAGTTAAGCATGTGGAAGAAGCAGTGCGTAAGCAGTTCAAATCTAAACAATCTAGAAAAGATTTTCGCTTACGGGCAAGTAATGTGGGTAGAGCATCTTGCCAACTCTGGTTTCAAAAGAACAAGCCGGAGGCTGCTATTCCACCTTCCTCTCATTTCTTAGTAAGAATGATGATTGGTGATATTACGGAAGCTGTGTTCAAGGGCATTCTTAAAGAGGCAGGTGCTACGTTTGAAGAACCAGAAAAAGTAGAAACTGAGATAGCTGGAACAAAAATTCAAGGTGAATATGATTTAGTGTTAGACAACAAAGTAGATGACATTAAATCAGCAAGTCCTTGGAGCTATAAAAATAAGTGGGTTGACGGCGAAACTATAGAAAAAAGTGATCCCTTTGGGTACATAGGACAGCTAACTGTGTATGCAAAAGGCAAAAATGTAGAGCCGGGAGGTTGGTGGGTTGTAAATCATTCTTCTGGTGAATTTAAATATGTTAAGTACACGAGTGATCCAGATATTGTAATGAAGAGTCTGGAAAAGACTGTAAACGCAATATCCAGCAATGAGTTTAGTAGGTGTTTTGAGCCAGTGAAAGAAACTTTTTATGGAAAGGAGACAGGAAGGTATGTTTTGAGTACGGAATGTAAGTTTTGTAGTTTTAGACACGACTGTTGGGGTGATAGGCTAACTGAGGAAACTTCTAAAGTGAGTAAGGCAAAGAATAAACCTATAGTTAGCTATGTATCTATGGAGAAAGGAGCATGAGTATGACTGAGCATGATACAGAAACTAATGTATTTGATAGTATGTCTGTAGATGAGTTACAGGATGCTGTTGAACAGATGTCTGCTGATTTGCGAAATGCAAAGATCGCTTTGAGAGACAAACGGCTGTCGGGCGTAAGGGCAGCACTTGAAGCACGGCGAGAGGCAGACGCTGATCTTAATGAGGAGTTGCGTAAGATTGGTCATCGTGCAGGATCAAGGAGCTTGTTTATTGCTGATCCATTTAGTAATCGTTACGGTAGACTTTAATTACTGAAAGGGGGGAAATTTCTCCCCCCTATTTTTTGAAAGGTGGTTTATATGTCAGACAAAGGAGCATATAAAGCTTTTGATAGAGGATTGTATATCAAAGCAGACACGCAAGGAAAAGATGTAATATCTTCTTGGCTTACCAAACAAGGGCATAATATAACTGATAGCAAAGAGAATTATAGTTGTGATATTGTTACGGAAAAAAATGGAGTAGTGCATAACACAGAAGTAGAAATTAAGTTTTCATGGAAAGGTGATTGGCCGGATTCTTGGCAAGAAATTCGTATTCCTTACAGAAAGGAGAAACTTTTAACTAAAAACAATTTAACTTTCTATGTTCTTAGGGCCGACTGCAAACAAGCTTGGGCTATAAGTGCAGACACCATTAAAAACATAGCCACCGTTAAAGAGGCTAGTAATAGATACATACGAAAGGGAGAAAAGTTCTTTCATATACCAGTACAACATGCACAACTTTTAGAAATGTCATAATGTATAATAAGGAGGGGTATAGAAAAGCGAGAGCCAGTGGTTTTCGATCTGGTCTAGAGCAAACCATTGCAAAGCAAATTAAACAAGCTAGGCACAAAATTCGCTATGAGGCCATGAAAATTCAGTGGGTAGACTTTTCTATACGCTCCTATACTCCAGACTTTGTTCTTGATAATGGTATCATTTTAGAAGTTAAAGGGTTTTGGTCTACGGCTGATCGTCGGAAGCATGTAGAAATAAAAAAACAACATGACCAGCTAGACATAAGAATGGTATTTGAAAACAGTAAAAGAAAAATAAGAAAAGGGTCAAAGACTACCTACGCAGATTGGTGTAATAAAAAAGAAATACAATTTTGTGATAGAGTTGTTCCTAAGACTTGGTTAAAAGAAAAGTTAATTTTTATGCCGCCTAAACTAATTCAAAGTGAAGGAACATTACATGCAAACTATTCATAAACACTTGACACCAGATGACTTTGTTATTATAGTTAGACCTGTAAGAGATGAAGAAGACTTTAATTTTGATGAAGGAACTTGGACAGGAGAAGTTCAAGTTTCTATAGTAACCAACGCTAAACAAACTACATTAACTGAATTAGAGTTTAATAATATGGTCATGCTTTGTAATTTTGCGGCAGCTTCTATTCCTGCTATGGAGGAAAACGCATTTGTTCGTGATCTTATTCAAGGATATGCTCAGAAAAACATGATCATGCCAATACCAGAGGATGAGGAGGAATTAAATTACGACTTATTAACAATGGATACAGACACGAAAGGAAATGCTTAATGAGTGTAGATATGGTAAACAACCCACCTCATTATAATAAACATGGTATAGAATGTATAACAGCTATAGAGGCAGCACTTACAGAGGAGGAGTTTCGGGGGTATATAAAAGGTAATGTACTAAAATATACGTGGAGAGAGAACTACAAGAATAAACTAGAGGACTTAAAAAAAGCCGCTTGGTATTTAAATAGGTTAATAGAAAGTTTAGAGTAACATGATAGTAAAAGCACGAGTAAATATGACACTAGAGATTAGTGCAGACGAGTTTCCTATGCCTGTTGATGGTGATCCAACAGAGGAACTTCAAGATATGTTAGAAGAACTAGTGGATCACCTTGACGGTACAAATCTTGTACGGCTTAGTATAAAATGCACTGGAGGACAACTAAATGACTGATTTAATGAGCGACTACCAGAATATTATTGCAATGTCTCGTTATGCGAGGTGGAATGAAGAGAAACAACGTAGAGAGACATGGCAAGAAACTGTCACTCGTTTGTTAGATTTTTATAGAGATTACTTAAAAGATAAACACGATTATGATTTACCAAAGGAGATGTATACAGACTTGTATGTAGCTATGGTTACACTGAAGGTTATGCCTTCTATGCGAGCCATGATGACTGCTGGACCTGCTCTGGAACGCAATCACATTGCAGCATACAATTGCTCGTATTTACCAGTAGACAACCCAAGGTCTTTTGATGAATGCTTGTACATCCTTATGCACGGCACGGGTGTAGGCTTCTCTGTAGAGAGACAGTTTGTATCTCAGTTACCAAAAGTTCCAGATGAATTTGAAAACAGCGAAACCACTATCATTGTACAGGACAGCAAGGAAGGGTGGCATCGTGCGTACAAGGAACTTATTAATATTCTTTATGCTGGTATGGTTCCTCAATGGGATATGTCTCGTGTTAGACCTGCTGGTTCTAAGCTAAAGACATTTGGTGGTAGAGCAAGTGGTCCTGATCCTCTTGATGATTTATTTTTATTTACTGTAAATACGTTTAGTAAAGCTGCTGGGCGTAAATTGTCTAGCATTGAATGTCATGATCTGATGTGTAAGATTGCAGATGTGGTTGTTGTTGGTGGAGTACGTAGGTCTGCCCTCATTAGTTTGTCTAATCTTTCAGATGATCGCATGAGACATGCCAAGTCAGGATCATGGTGGGAGACTGATCCACATAGGACACTATCAAACAATAGTGTCTGCTATACAGAGAAACCAGACATTGGTACATTTATGCGTGAGTGGGTAGCTTTACATGAGAGCAAATCGGGTGAACGTGGCGTATTCAATAGACAGTCCGCACAACAACAGGCAGCTAAATATGGACGTAGAGAAGTCAATGTAGAGTACGGCACTAATCCATGTAGTGAGATTATTTTGCGGCCCAAACAGTTTTGCAACTTATCTGAAGTTGTAGTACGGGCAGAAGATACACTAGAAACTTTAGACAGAAAAGTTGAACTTGCTACTATTCTAGGAACTATTCAATCTTGCTTTACTGATTTTAAAGGAATAAGCAGACAATGGACACGTAATACAGAAGAGGAAAGACTTCTTGGTGTTTCTCTTACAGGTATTATGGACAATAAATTACTGTCTAATGTAAGCAAAGAGCTACCTGAATTACTAAGTAAATTGAGACTTACGGCTGTAAATACTAATAAAAAGTGGGCCAAGTTGTTTAACATTGAGCCTTCCGCTGCAATTACTTGTGTTAAGCCATCAGGTACAGTCAGTCAGCTTGTAGACGCTGCCAGTGGCATTCATCCACGGCACAATGACTACTACATTCGTACTATTCGTGCAGACAAGAAAGACCCGCTTACACAGTTTTTAATTGATCAACAGTTTCCCCATGAAGATGCATTAGAAAAGCCAGACAGCATGACCGTGTTTTCATTTCCAATGAAATCTCCTGCTGGTGCCATTACAAGAAATAAAATATCTGCCATAGATCATTTGACTTTGTGGCAAATCTATGCTAATTATTGGTGTGAACATAAGCCATCTATTACGGTAAGTGTAAAAGAAAGGGAGTGGTTAAATGTTGGAAGTTTTGTTTACGATAATTTTGATAACATGTCTGGTGTAAGTTTTCTTCCTATGACTGAGCACACGTATAAACAAGCTCCCTATCAAGACTGTACTAGACAACAGTACAAAGAGTTGTTGGACAGGATGCCTACAGACGTAGATTGGGAGGAGTTTAGTGCTTATGAAAAAGAAGACTTGACTACAGGTTCACAAGAGCTTGCTTGTACTGCTACCAGTTGTGAAGTTGTAGACTTTCCCTCGATAACGCCTTTAGCGGCAGCTTCACAATGAAAAAACAAACAGGAGATTACAAACCAAAGAAACGTATGCGTCGAAGACACAAAGCCAAACATCTAAGACACAGGAAAAAGTTAGGACCAAAATCAGCATGGAGAATGAGATAATGAAACAGATAAAAGACCGACAACCTCCACTTCGTATTCAAGTTGAAAAGGGGTATAAAGCTTTTCATAGGGGTAAGGTAACTAATCCATATAAAACAAATACAGCTTTTTACAAAGAATGGGAAAGAGGCTTTAATAAAGCGTACTTTGAAAACTTGGAAAAAATAAATGCAGCTTGAGAAGGAAGCAAAAGAATGGATGAAAAAAAGGGGGGCTAAACTGCCCCCCATTGTAGTACCTTTTCCAAGGTTCATATTAAATTGTTTTCTAGTTAAAAGAATTGGTAGATATAAAATGTTGCTAATACATTTTTATATTATATATTGTTTACTTATTTTTTCTTTTTTCTTGTAAATGTCTTTACATTCTTAGGTTTGCCCCCAACATTACCTGCTGCCCTTTTTCTTGTTACAGCACTTCTTATTTGAGATTTAGTCATTCTATTAGCGGTAGCTCTAGGCACACACTTAGGGTATTTTCTTTTGCTTGTCTTAGTAGATTTTCGACCACAAGCTTGAAACTTACCCTTTTTCTTTTTGGCACCTATGTCTACCCAATCACCTTTTGGGCCTTTACCAAACCAAGCAGTAAGACCACCTGTAGGTTTAGGCATAACCACCTCCACGTTTCTTGTAGGTACGAACTAGCCAAGCATTTGCATACGCACTTGGGTACACATCAAACTTTCGTTTGGCTTCTGATTTAACTCTTGCATAAAGTTTAGGGTTAGTTGGTCTTGCACCACTCTTTTTCTTTTTTGCTTTAGCCATTTAGCACCTCCACCTTCTACGAGCTTGCCTCAAGCGACTGTTAGGATTCTTAGCTGCCTTGGGAAACTTTTTCATCTGTCCAGCAGACCTAGCGCAATAACTCTTGCGCCTGTTTGCTCTAGCCTTGGTGCGGGGCTTGCTCTCTGTAACAGCGGTCTTTAATTTACTGCCGGGGTTTTGTCTACGATATTTGGCTACTCCCTTTGCGGTCATGCCAGCACCAGATTTGGTAGGCCGTTTATGTCCACCTTTAATCGTCATGCCCTTCATGTTTGATTTTTTTCTAGTCGCCATTAGTTTTACCTGCATCCTTTATCTGTTCTTTAAGCTCCTCCACAAGCTCATGGCGGGGCTTTTTTCGTTCTGCTCTAGTTAATCCATAAGCAGCACGTACCGTTTCATCATGTTCGATAAAATTAATTTCAAGTACACGTACTCTGTCAATCAAACGTATGACCATCAAACGTACATCGTCCAGTGTCTTACCTATTTGTTCTCGTGTATCACGGGTTTCTTCGTCAAGTTCTTCTTTCAGATGATCAATTGCTTTAACAATATCATTATGTTCATCATTAAGTTCTTGTTTAAAGTTTCCTGTTATCCATCTGATTAACCACCATAAAGCATAGCCAGCAGCAGCGGCTGTTAAGACAGGTATGCCCACAGTTTCAAACATTTTCAAGAACTGAGGTATGCTCATGCTACTCAGTCTTTGTTAATTTTATGCCAGACAAAAGCAATCTTAAATCTCTCTGACTATCAAGATTGGGCTTTCTTCCTTCTTGATCTTGAAATTTTTGTACAACCTCTAGCTGTTTCAATTCATCTGCTGTTCTAAAGCGTGTTTGCATAATTCGTACAAGCTGATCTTCTACTCTTTGTTTTTCTTCTGCTGAATCAAATCTGTCCCGTTTTAAGTCAGTGCGAACTGAAGCCTCTACCAAGTTTAGAGAATTTTCTCTTATTGTTCTTATTTGTTTTCGTAAATATAGTTTTTGTTTTTTTGGAGATAGTTCTGAATACTTTTGTCTATGCCTTCCTAATATATACGGAATAATATTTTTCTCTACCATCTTTTGGTATTCTAATCTTAGTCTGCGAGTAAGCTCTGGATCATTTTTAATTTTTGGAAATTCTTTGTAGGCCAGTAAATTGTGCCTTTGCATCTCTTTTTCTAATACATTCTTTTTAGCAGGAGAACCAATGCCCGTTAGTTGCCTAAGAATACCTTCTTCACGAACTTTTCTAGTGCCGGGGAGCGAAGTTGCTGTAACTATATCTTCCGCAGGTGTACCTTTTCCTCCCATAGCTTTAAATATGCCAGATTCTGCTATTTCTTTTGAAGTTCCCAAATTAAATGGGCCAATTTGGTATTCGCCCTTACTATTTATCGGAGCAGATCGAAGCCATTTTCTAATAAACAGTTCTACTGGATTTACAACTACTGATTCTTTCATTCCTGAGTATTCTTTAGGGTCATACGCCGCCATTATATCTCTTAACTGACCAAGAGGCACGGCAAACGTATTCAGCCAATTTCCAGCGGCACTCGCTGCCCAATCATCCAAGCGAACTGAGGCATCTTTGTATTTTTCACCAAGAACCTGACTACTTATGTCTCCTTGTTCCTCAAAAACATCTGTAGCTTTTAGAGCATTAGTAAATTCTTTTACTACTTCACCAGTAAATCCTGTTCTAAATGCGGAACCAAAAGCTGCCTGTAGAAACTCTCTACCAGTTTCTTTAGTAAACAACCCCTCCTGAAAGCTTTGCTTTTCTACTGTATTCCATTGGGCGGCTGCATCATCACTCATTATTAAATTATTTCCCCAGTAGGTTCTAACAATTTTGTCAGCTACTAACATCCACGGTGCAAATGGTCCGTAAAAAGCCAGAGCATTTTTGTATTTTCCCGTTTCTTCGTCATAAACTTCCCACCAGTTTGCCGTTGGGCCTTGCTGTGCTCTTAGCTGAATGGCTCCAAACAGCATTGCTGAACCAGTAACCTGTTGTGCCATACGTTTTCTTATGGCCCCCCTTGTCTCTCTGGTAAAGCCTTTACCTCCTGCTGCTTTAGCATATCTGTAAAACAAAGCAGGATCGGCTATGCCTATAAGTGGAGCATGTTTGTACATAAACTCTAACGAATTAGCCACAAACCTTGGAAAAGGTATAGCTATAGAGGTGGCAGGAGTGCTAAAAGCCCCAATAAACTTGTTGGCTATGCCATTCCATAAGCCCCTCTCAAATCTATTTGCTGCTCCCGGTGGTTTGAAACCCGGAAAGGACTTTTGGTATGTGAAATGAAGTGCTTCTTCCATTGCTCCAGCAATGTCATCTCTGTCTATCTTTCCAAAGGTTCCTTCTTTCATGTGCTTTAAAAGTTTATCTCTGCCCACACGAGCCTGAAGTTCCGACATAAAGATAGCTCTTTTAAAGGCATTATCTGCGAAAGTGTTGGCCCTATTTAAAAATCTAGCAACACCAACGAGCTTTGAACTAGACAAGGAATCAGCTTCAATGTCAGCCATTTGTCTAAACAAAGTTTGAAATTCATCCGGCATGTTTTGAGCAAACATAAGGCGTAGATAATTTGATTCAGAGTTATTTAAAAATACTTCTTTAGCTGCTGTAAATCCAGATTGCATTCTACTAGGGTTACGTGTCATTGCACCATAGAAAAAATTATCCAGAGCATACAGAGCCGTTCTAACTGAAGCATTCGCCGTGTTACGAATTGTAGTTGCAGTTTGAATTGTCATCATGCCCAAGCGAAATTTATCTACTGCCTGAATGCCTGTCCATATGGCTACCTCACCAGATGCCGCCAATTTAGAAATTTGTTCAAACTTTTTTTGTGCTTCTGGGTTAAGAAACCTAGTTGCTGTTAAATCGTTTGTTGCTTTTGTTAATCTTCTCTCAAAGTTCTCCTTTGCAAACTGTCCTACTCTCTGTCCAGTTTTACCCCACTCAGACATGTCTGCTCTAAAGATTGAAGTAAATTGTTCTCTCGTTAAAGCATATTTTTCTAGTATGTTATCTATTGCTTGAAAAGCATCACTGCTCTCAACAATTTCTCCTTGTTTACGATTTTTTTTCTGTACATCCGCAGCATATTCCAGTGCATCAATTATTCGTTCTGTGATTCTCTTATCTTCAGTAAAATCTACAGCCCCCCTACCGTATTTATGCAAAATCTCAGAGGCTGCATCCATAATGTTGCTATGAACATTATCGCTAAAACTTGCTTTAAATCCTTCTGGCGTAGGAACAATTTGTTTTTTTAAGTCTGTTCCTATCATTGAATCTTTAAGCGGATCAAGCTGGCCTCTTACACCCTCTCTAATTTTAACTAGTTTCGTTGTACTTTCTCCTGCTTCACCTACTTCTTTAAGGTATACATCAAAAACTTTTGTAGCCTCTTTTGCTCTCTCGCCTGTTGCTTCAAGACCTTCTCCAAATAGTGCCTGTGCCTTTAGTTCTTGTTTTCGACGTAGTAATCTTGTTCCTCCAGCTACAGTTCCTCCAAAAAGAGCACCTACAGTTCCTCCTATGACTGCTTGTTCTCCAGTATCAATATCCTGAAATTCTTCTCTTCCCGTTAGCTTTCGGGTTTCAGCTTCCCCTGCTCCCATAAGAGCACCGATTGGCCCCTCTATTGCAGCCCCTCTAACGGCTCCCTGCCTAAAAGCTTGGCCCCTTGTGGTCTTTTTCAAAAGCTGTTTAACTGTAAGGTCATTAATTAAACTTGCTACTCTCGTCATTCCTCCTCTTACAGCGCCTCTTCCAAGTAGACCTATTCCTCCCGAACCGATAGCACCAAGTGTGGCAGGAGAAGCTACTATTGCTCCACCATAATCTTTAAGAAATTCTCCTGTACCTGTAATGTCATCTGTTTTATCAAAGGTAAGAAACATTTTGCCCATTGTGTCTCGTTGTTTTTCATTAGCTTTTTTTGCATAGGTATACGTTTTCGCCATAGAAACTTCATTAGCCTTTCCCCAACGTATAACTTCAGCTAATTCATCTACTATGTCTTCTGGATTATCATATGCAGAACCTGTTCTATCATACAAAAATTCAGCAGCGTCATTTAAAAAATTTGAATCTTTTAAAAGTTGGCTTCTAGTAAGTTTTTCTTGTAGATAATACGGGGTGTTTGGTTCAGCCATATTATGGAGTCTCCATTGCTAGACTATCATATAGTCTTTTTCCTAAAGAAATAAACGCTTGCTCTTTTTCTCTATCAGAATAAGGTAGTATTGTTTCAGTAAATCCTTTTCGTTCTCCGGGAATTTGAAACAGCTTGTTATTTGGTTCAACAAATTTTTCTACTATTAAATTAATCGCTTCTGCTTCAGATAAATCTTTATCAACAATTTCTTCCATAATAGTATTTCTACCATCAATTCCCATGATGCCGCTTATTCTGTCAAAAAAGCTATCTTCTTTTAGCTGAAGCTTTTCTTCTTGCGCCCCACGACTTGTTTCGCCCAATTTTTCTACTCCTTCCCTAACCCCCCTTCCTATTCTTGAGAAAAATCCTTCGCCTTCTGTACCTACTTCTCTACTCAAACCAAGCTCTGCTAGTCGCTCATTTACAGCGGTTCTAAGCGCATCTTTACCTTTTTTATCAATGCCTTTTATGTCATACGCTAAAATATCGTCCCTAGTTGTAAGTTCAGATAGGTCGTCTCTTGCCTTATTTAAAACTTCCATTGGTTTAGGTTTAGGACTCATTAAGCCAGTGGTTTTTTCTTCACCACCACCTTTCTCAGTCACAACGTATGGCACAACAGGTGTGTCAGATAAAAAGGCATTATAAAAATCATTCACGGTGCCTTTAAAGTCCTGATTGTCTGTTGCAAATTTAAGAAACTTAAACGGAGGATACTCTTTCAGTGGGCCATCAGCGCCACCAGAATCTTTCCATTTCTTTGTGTAACCCTCGCTAAAAGCTCTAACTACTTTTTTATCGTCTGGGTTTAATTGAAAAGAATTATAGTCATCTCTGTCAATTTTAGTTATACTGCCCCTTACCCATTCCATAGAATCAAAAGGTTTCACTTCTTCTACTTTAGCTTCTACACTCTCTAATTCATCCTCTTCTGTTACTGTAGCTGTTTCGTCAGGGCTAAGTACAGACACACCGGGTGCGGCAATAACATCTGTAGTAGCTTCGTCGGTAGGATACAATGCAGCTACGTCTATATTTCTATTTGCTGCAGCACTAGCATACCATACTAGTTCATGCAGTTGTTGGTTGTATTTAGACATGTTTTCAATGTCAACAGAATTTCCGTCTGGGTCTTTTCCACTAGCTATTCCCTTTCGTGCCTCCTGATTTATTTCATCAATAATTGTCGCAGACCATTCTGGCAAATCTACTTCTGCATCTCCACGTTTTGTTACAGGAATATTTGTGTTTGGGTTTGTACTAACTTCCGTAACTATAGAAGCAGCTACTTCAGGTTCACTAGCTCCAGCAGAAGGATTTATGGGAAACGTACTAGTCACAGCATTATAACCACCAGATTGTGTAGGCCGACCATACACTCCATTGTCTAATTGATGTATAATAAGAACGGCATTATTGAAATTGGTTTGTGGGTCAATATTAATATTTTGGGCAGTGGCCCGTCGCTGTATCTCATCATTTAGTGTCTGCAAATAACCGCCATAGGTCATGCCATCTACGTATTCTGGTAGCAAACTATTATTGAACTGGTCTTTAAGTGTAGTGCCACCTTCTGCCCATAGTTTTATTTTGTTAAGCATGTCAGTAGGAATAGTGGTTGTACCAAAGATATCTGCTCTTATCTCCACTGCGTCTAGTCCTCCTGTCTTTGCTACATTTATAAATGCTTTAAAAGAAGTATCTGGTGTTACGCCCTTCTCAGCCCTTTTCTTAGTAATTTCTACCCATTTAGTGTAGGTAGATATTCCAAACATTACTGTTTGATCAACGGTGTGACCTTGAAGTATTTTATTTTGAGCAGGATTTGGGTTTTTAGGATCACGAATTTGTCCAAATAAAAGAGAATCCAGAGCAGCACCAGTACGAGCGTAAGCAGCTAAAATACTTCCAGCATCTGCAAATGTAACTCCCGACACACCATCATTTATAGTTTGTCCTGTAATTTCTCCCCATTGTTTCAGATAGTCATTTCTAAAACGCTGATGATCAGCAGAAGTAGGTGCATCTACACCAAGAGATTCATAAATACTAGCCAACGTAGTTCCCAGTGCAAGGTGGTCCGTTAGCTGAGATAGTTTAGTGCCTCTTGCAACTTTCAATCCAAAAATATTTATATGTTGTTTTGTTGGATCATCTTCCCATTGCCCTTGAGCATTTCTTTTTTGAAAATACTTTTTATAAAACTCTACATCCTCAATGTTTGCATTTTTATCCTGTGCTTGTTTTAATGCAAGTTTAGCAGCTTGGATTGCTATTTGGTCCTGTATATTAACTGGCATTTTAAAGGCCAACATTCCTCCAGTAACTGTAAAAGGAGTTCGTTTAGATGGTCTTAGTATTTTTTCAAGTTCTGATACATTCCTCTGTGTCATGTCTGCTATTCGTTTAAGAGCAGACTGTCTAGGGCTTTGCAACCCTAAAGTAGTATTCAAACTATCTTGAAAATTTTGGCTAAAAGTTTTTTCCTCTACAGGAGAGATAGTTGAAGTATCGTAAATACCTACATATCTCTCTGCCATTTTACGAACAGCTTCTTCTGCAACTGGACTAAAATTCTCTGGTCTTTTATACGAAGGCGGCATAATCAAATCTATAGCAGAGGGCATTGTTTCTCCCTCTTTTAGTGTGTGTGTACTAACATACCTATCGTAATTTTCTAGTAAACTTTGTCTTCGCTTCGGTGATGTAGCAAGCCAGCTTTCTAATTCTCTTTCAGTTTTCAGTCCAATAGCCATTCCATTACGAATTTCTTGTTCTGCAGTAACCAGTTGCTGTTCTGTAGCAGCAGTAGCATCTTCTACTTTACCATACAAGCTTAAAAAAAGTTGATCTTCAAGACCAGCTTTACGTTTTGCTTCTTCTTTTATATTTGTTCCAACTGTTCCTAACGCAGAACTAGCCACTGTAGAAAAATCTAATCCCATATTACTGCTCCATTTCTTCCATATCAGCGTCAGGGCGAGACATCAAACCCTCAACAGACTGTTCAATATTTTTTAATTCTTCTTCTTCTACCTGTTCTACAAGTTCCTCTGCTCTTGGTTTACCTTGAGCCAATTGAATAATATGAGATGAAAATCCTTCATCTTTAACTACACCATCTTTATATTCTATTCCTGCAATATCTGCTACAGATCGGAACAATTCAAATAGCGCAGGAGAAATCATTACGGCTACATCTATAGTATGCAATCCTTCCATTACACCAGACAAAGTTACCGCATCAACCAAATCTGCAATGGGAAATCCAGAATCCATTATGTGTATTAACTGTTGAAGTCTATCAACAACATTTATTTGATTGACATAAAAAGCCAATGCTTCGTCTTCTGTAGTATATTTAGGAGGATTTTCCCAAGGACGAGCCTTTGGTTCAGTGGTTAAGGACTGTCCCGGAATAGGAGCATTAAATTGTAAAACATCAAGATTTGGCATATGAAAATTATCCTATAAGTTTTTCAGTAGGTGCAGGAGTAATACGTGCTTCAGGAGATTCGCCAACTATAGGAGCACCAGATTCGCTTTTATGCTGCTCTCTCAATGCAGCTATTCTTTGAACATAAGTTTGTTGACTATCTGCCAATGAAGGCAAACCCTCTTGTGTTTTTGCCATAAGTGCCTGTCGTATTTGTTTTCCCTGTGCAGCACTTGCACGAGCTTTTGCAGTTCTAGCTTTTATTTCTTTTGCTTTTCTTAAAATAATAGCAGCATTTGCTTTATTTAATCCCGGAACCTGTTCTAAAGCATTTGCCAACATTTTATCTGAGAAAGTAACTGGTTCTCCTCTTGCAGCAGCAAGATTTAAATCATCTATTAAAGTGTCTACACCACTTTCTCCACCAAGAAATCTTTGAACTGCCGCTGTAGCTGATCCTGAATCTTCTCGTGCGGCTATTGCCTTGTCTAACTCTGCAAAGTATCCACCTTTAGTTACTGCAGCAGCCGTGTGTCCTACTTTTTCAGTCATGCATTTTCTCCAAAAAATAGTTTGTTATAGTCCACCTTAAAGAACCCTTCATCACTCATAGAAACTAAATCAGGATGATATTCAAGAAGTTCTTGTGCTAGTACTCCTGTAGTTGGGCCTAAATCAGCGCCGATTTTTTCTGCTGTATCGTTCCACTTCCATTTATACAATCCTAGACCAGAAGAAAATCCTCCAATTTTTTCTATATCAGACTTCAATCTAATGTCTGAAAAACCGGGGAAAAGAGTTTTCGCTAGAGAACTAACACCAGCAGTAGCAAATGGTGTTAAGATTTGCCCAATAAAGTTACCTACATTAGCACTATTTTGTCTATCTGCAGCAAATTCAGCTAAATCTCTACTACTCTTATTATTTAATTGCGCCAACTGCAGCGCCGAAATTCTTTCAAGTTCATTCTCACCACTCGTCCAAGCAAACTCCATAACGTCTCTATATTCCTGCCAAAGATTGTTGTAAGCAGTATTACTAATATCTAAAAGATTTTGTGCGTTCAATTGATTCTGAAAATTTGTAGCTGCAGTGTCTGCTGTAGCAATTTCTCTTCGCCATACAGCATTACTTTGTTCAATAGCCAACTGGTTACGAGCGTTAAACTGCTCTCTTTGATTTACAATTTCAGAATTAAATCTTTGTAGTGCATTTACTTCACCAGCGTTAAACTGGTTCATTGCGTTTTGCTGTGCCGTATTATTTTGCCCAACGCTGGCAATCAAATTATCATAAAACTGATCTGCTTGCTGTTGACTACGAGCATTAATTTGCCTAGTAGTATTTTCTGCAGCAGTATCTGTTAACAGAGACTGAACCTGTTGCTGAGAATTAAATATAGATGCCTGTTGAGCATTGCTTAAATTAGCAGTGTCTAACTGCAAGAAGTTCTGAGCATTTTGTACAGCCGCTTGCTGACGATTGTTTAAATTAGCAATGTCTAGCTGTGCAAGAGCAGAAGCTTGTGCCATAGTCACAGCCTGATTATTATTTAAATTTGCTAAGTCTACCGTCTGAGTTAGCCTAGCATTTTCCAAAGCAATCTGTTGATCAGCCGTAAAGTTACGGTTTGCTATGTCTGACACAGTAGCTGCATTACGAACACGAGTTTGAAATCCCTGATCAAATTCCTGTTGCATAAACTGCGCTCTGTACTGAGCACGGGCCATAGCAGCCTGTTGCCTGTTAGTTAAATTCTGTGCTTCAAATGTAGCTACTGTACGAGCATCTAGCTGTGCAATGGGCAACGCCTGTTCAATAGCCGCATCAAGAATAGCTTGTCCTGCTATGCTACTTGCACCCAATCCTCGTGCAGCCATAGTCTGTTCTGCTACTCTAACTGCACCTCTTGCCCAAGGAGGAACTTCACCCTGTTCAAACTGTTGCAATAATGTCGCAAGTTGTCCTTGAACTGTAGCCTGTTCTGTAGGTGCAGCTACAGCAGCTTGTGCTACTGGCTCAATAAATTGTGCTGCTTCAAGAGCTTGCCCTGTAGGTGCAGCTACAACCTCTCCTGCCTGTAAAGCTCTGGCAGCAGGAGCCTGTATCTGTGCAGCTTGCGCCTGTTGAGCAGCTTGAATATTTGCAATATTAGATTGTGCTTGTTGCTGTGCTTCAATTGTTTGAGTAGGAGCCTGTATCTGTGCAGCTTGTGCAGCAACAGTTCTTACATCAGGAGTAGCAGCAGCAGCAGTAACTTGTGGTACAGCAGCAGCCGTAGGAACAGTGGTTTGCTGTGCAGTAACTTGTGTAGCAGCAGGAACTGTAACATCTGTAGTTACTTGACCAGCCGCTGGTGCAATTGTTTGAGCACCTTCAAATGGAGTAGTAACCGCTTGAAACGCTGCTCCCGGAACAAGTCCCGGTGTCGTTGTTCTTTGGGCAGTAAGCTCACCAATTAAAGGTGTTTGTAGAAAGCCGCCCGTTTGGAATTGCTTAACTTGGTCTTCACCAAACATGTCTATGTCTTGCTGTGCAAAATACCTAGTTGCAATATCTGGATTTTGTTCTAAAAAACTACCAAAGTCAGTTAGGTCTTCTCCACCATAGCCATATTCTTTAGCCATCTCTTGTAATTTATCTTGTTTATATCCCATAAACGGATTAGTTGGTAATGCCATTATTTACAATTCCTTTAGGTTTCTTTATCAGGAGCTTTATCTGGATCATTTGGCCTGTCAAGGCCATCCTCTTGTTTTTTTAACATCTTGTTAATTTCTTTTAAATCAGGAAGAATGTATGAGGAATACCCTCCTTGCACCATGCAAATAATATCTGGAGGAGCATTAGGAACATTAAAAGCTATCATGCTCCACGTACCAGTATTTGTATTTCTGTATAATACATAATATGGTCCTGCATTTGCTTTATCTGTTTGAAGAACCATAAATTCATTTTCTTTAAATTTTTCTGAAAGTCCAACTACCATATCAGGTGATCCACACATCATGGGTGGTCCCGGCATCATTTGAGATAATGAAGCTGTACTAAATATTAATATACCACATAAACTAATCGGTAGTAGTTTCAGTATCTGGTTCATTTTTTTGCGCCTCTTCAAGTTGCCTTTTTAGGAATGCTATCATAGCAGCGGCTTCGGCTAAAGAATTTAAAGCATTATTACGTTGTTCTACAATTGCGTTAATAAAATCATTTACATCTGCTTGGTTTGACATAAAAATACTTCCTTATGTATGTTCTCCAAGTGCGATTAAACGTCAGAAGCATCCTCAAATACTTTTTCTGTTTTAAGTTTAGCATAAGCATGAGCAACAAGATTACTACCACTCTCGTCGCCTACAGAATAAGCATACTTAAACTTATCTATAGAAGGACATGGAATAACTTCAGGAGCCGCTTTTGCTCGTTCATCTGCATCTTTATACACAGACACATCTACCATCAGAAACCAATCTTCATCTGTACCATCTTTTCTACAGACACGAGCATTCGTCACACGAACATATCCATTGTTGTGAGTAATACCGCCCTGTAGTGGAATATTTGCTTGTAGTGCCATAATTTAATCTCCTTTACTTATGGTGTTTGAAATGCTGGCAACACAGGCAATTTCATTTCATTTAACTCGCCAGCAAATTTATTCTTCTGTTCATCAGAAAGAATATTATAGAAAGCCTTTTGAATATTTCGGGTTTGTCGAATAGCATCAATCACTAAAGCATTTAACCCCTTAGTGCTAATAAAATGGTTTCCGTCATCATTCATTGTGATGACGCCATACTTATCTAAAACTTCAGCATTTTCTTGAACAAAGTTCCCAAACATTTTTTTAGCGAATTTCTTATCTGTGACTGTGACATGACGAGCAGTTGTGAGTAACTCTACGTCATCCCAATCGTCAAATGCTCCTGCTCCATCGCTGCCGTTGTACTTTGTGTCTCCTT